TTCCAATCATATTCATATTCCCAAGTCATACCCTCTAGTATTGAGTGAATACTTTTTCTTCTATCATGACCAAAAGGTTGTAATCCAACAATCTTAAATTGTTTTTGAAACATTCTTGCACCCTCTAATATTCCACTTAATGTAACACCACTTCCAACTGGAACATATAAAACATCACAATCAACATTTTCAATTTGTTCTGCAATTCTCATAACAATTGAATCTCTATGTGTCTGAGCTGCATATCCAAATAATATTTTAAACATTGGTCTAGTTTCACTTAGTTTATGTAAGTTATGGTACAGAACATTATTAAATCCTTGTGATTCACTTAACACAACTAATTCAGAACCATACTCTTTACACTTTTGCATCATCTTTTGTTTTAGTGCTTTTTCAACTGTAGTATTACCAAAACCTATAATAGATTTAAGTCCAAACTCTTGTGCAATTCTTGAAACTATTGGTGATTGTGGAGAGTGAATAGAAGCAGCTGTTGCAATCGTACTATTACATTTATCATGTATGTAATCTAAATTTTTTTCTACTAAATCTCTACATTGTCTTATTTTACCACCAGTAATAAAATTTTCATATGGTGCATATAAATCATCTCTTTTATAAAATATTCCGTTAAATTCATCAACTGGTGTAAGTTCTGGAAAGTGTGGTATCATATAAACTTCTCTAATGTTGCAACTTTGTACTTATTTGTTTCTTCAAAAAGTTTTTTTAACTCACCAATGTTATTATAAAAATCACTACCAATAGGTTTAAAAATTGTATCAATAGGTTCTGGTAATACAACTTCTTTTAATTTATTAAATGATTTATACTTTGGTTTTTCAATTAATCTATAATAGTACTTACCATTTCTTTTTTCTACTAACTCATAATCTCTTGGTTTTGGACAATGTAAATTACACCAGTTTCCAATTACAACTTTATCTTTTTTTAATTCTAAAGGATACGATTTACAATGTGATGGTTTATCATCACCTAAAGTACAACCATCATCTGCTAAATTTGGACATTTATCTTTACCTTTACCTAATCTCCATTTTCTAGGTAAATCTCTATTATATTTTGTTTTGTATAGTGATTGTTCTTTTTCTGATATTTCAACATGAAATGATGATACAGTACAACAATTAAATTTACAATATCCACACATTATTTTTTTATTACACCATTCAGATTTTATCACGAGAAAAATCCTTCAAGTGTATTTCTACGAATATGTTTAAATATATCTTTAGTTTTATCTTTACTAAAATACCATATATTTTCAATGTATATTCTTTTCATAAATTCATCCATTGCAGACTTATCAAAGTTTCCTTGTTCATCTGAAAAAACAGCTTTACCTTGAGGTCGTTGCATGATTCTCATACCTACTTGACCCATAAAATTTGGAAGTAACATATCTACAAGTTCATCACCAGAACGATATCTTTTACCTTTTACTTTTGGGTCTAAAATATTAATCATCATAATACCAGTATCACTTAATGAATCAAAAGTCTTTTGTGAAACTGGTAGATAAAAATCATCTCTCCATGCTTCATATTCATTAAATTTAAACCATGATTGTAGTTCTTCTTTTTCACCACCTTCATTATATCTTTCTGTAGAAAAGTATGGTGGACTTGTAAATGCACAATCTACATTTTTTATTTCTTCCCAAGGTAAGTCCTCTGCACCACAATTATATATTTGGGTTGTTTTCTTACCACCAGTAAGTTTATCCCAGAACTTTATCATCTTTTTATATCGTTCAAATGTATTAGGGTTAGGGTCACAACCAATATAGTGAGTTGCATTAGAAGCGTAGAACGCAGTCAATCTATCACCCCAACCCATAGAGGTATCTAATACAGTTTTTGCTTCAGACATTTCATATATTGTTTTCGCAACAACTGGTTTGAATTGAGTTGCAATATAAGTACCAAGTCTAAATGACATAGTATAAGTATCTGGTGTTAAATCTTGAGAGTCATTTACTCCTCTCCATATAGGGCCAAACGCACCCCATATATTATCACCATCATTCCATCTTTGTACTGGTGATTTAAAACCATAAGAACCACAAGACATTCTTAAATCATTCATAAATGCATCTGAACAATAATTAAATACAGATGGACAATCAATCAAACCTAAACCATATTTACTATATGGATATTTGTAGTCATCATACTTTTCCATAATATTATCTGGTGTACTAAGATATTTTGTGAAGTCTACTTTCTGTAATTTACGAAAGTTATCAACAACCTTTTCCATATTAAATTCTTTTAGTGGATAAGGTGGTTTTTCTTTTGTAATATATTCTGCAAGTGTTTTACGAAACTCTTCTTTACCATACTTTTCAGTAGTATTTAAAAATAGTTCTTTCTGCATAACTGGTAATCCATTATGGTCAGAACACTTTTTTAATAAATTATATAATTCTATATTCAACTGAAAAAATCCTCAAGTGTAGTTTGTGTACCAAATGACCTATCAATCTTCCAACCGATATTGTTAGTGATAAATGAAAGTGGTTCTATGAAACTTTTTTCATATTGCGTATCATAATCTATATACTTACCTATGTCAAGTTCAGTAGGAAACTGTCCCATAAATGAGATAACATTACAACCAAGTGGATTAGGTTGTCGTAATTCAACGAACTTTATTTTATCACCCTCTTGAATAAGTGGATACTTATGTGTCAACTTCTTTTGTTTAATCATATGATTATAAATCAAACTTCCTTTGATGTGCATAGGAGTGCCTTTGACATAGATAGAAGAAGATGAACCAAACTTTTTAATACCATTGCAAGAACGAGGATATGCAATATCTATTGGTGTAAGAGTTTTAAAATCATTACGAAATGCGATAAGGAAGTCATTAAGTTGTTTTTCATCACCCCCCATTATAATGGTTAATGCTTCCTTAATCTTTGCACGACAAGGTGCAGGCGTAGAGGACTTAACAGCTTCTATACCCATAACCTTGAGTTGTGGTTCTTTGAAACGAACACCTTCAATATCCCATGCATTGAGGATATATCTTTTCTTTGCAGTCCAGATACCTTTATCTGCAATCACCTCTCTTTTCATGAACATCTTTTGGTCGTATGCAGACATCATATCAGCAAGAGTCTGATAACTTTTATCAATATAAGGTTCAATCTTCTCTGTAGCAATCGTATCCAAGAAGTTGACAATTTTTGATATACTTGTTCCTTTTTCAAACACTTTATCAACAAGTTTGTCAAAAGTAATGTATATCGAATCTGTATCTGATGCAATAACAAAATCTTCATCTTTTGTTCCTAACAATTTATTTAAGTATTCGTTCATTTTCTTTTCAATCCAACGAATAGATAATTGACCAGCAGTTGTAATACCCTCTGCAATCGCAAGGTCATAATATCTAAAATATTGATTACCAATTGCACCATAAGCAGAGTTGAGTGATATCTTTCTTGCCATTTGAATATTATTGTAACGACTGATATATTTTAAATACTTTGAGTCCTTTGTATCTTCGTATTGTTGTTTTGCTTCCAACATCTTCTTTTTATATACTGTACGGTCATTGTAGATTTCTTGCATCATCTCTGGTAAGAAACCTTTGATATCTTTACGATACAATGCACCATTTGGAGTAATTGTTGTATTGTCTGGTAAGTTGAAATCAATACCTTTCAATACATTTTCTACTTTTAAGTTCTTAATAAAATCACCAGATACGAGTGTTTCTGGAGAAAGATTATATTGCATAATTAAATGTGGATACAAACTATTCAAATCAAATGACATAACCCACTTGTGTAAACCAACTTGTGGTTCTTTAACATATGCACCCTCATACTTTTCAACTTTAGTATTGTGAGATTTTTGTGGTATGACAACATTCTTTTTCTTTAGATAATTGTGAATAAGTACATCCCAGTATTTTACTTGACCGAACACATCTTCATAGTTGACTTTCGCTTCGTAAGCCATAGTCAAACAAAGTTCCAACAACTTCATCTTATCTTCAAGACGGTCAACAAGTTCA